CTAACAAAGCTGGCATGAATGCCATGACACTTGCTAATAAAACAGGCCACCAATCCTTAAGAAATCTAACTAATGACTTAGCTTTATCTGTATTCTCTGGATTACCAAACCATTCTAAAATTTTCATCACAACCTTTCCAACCAAGATAGTTGTTAAAAAATTAACAAACTTATCCCAAATACTCATGAAAGGTTTGAATACTGTTTTTGCTGCATCCTTTATACCTTTACCAAGACCACCTTTTTCTAAATTCTTTTCCTGTTTCTCAGCATCTTTTTGTTCTTTCTGTACACGAGCATCTTCTTTAGTATCCTTCTGCTCATTAAACTGGCTTTGTAAAGTCTCGTAGATAGAATCTACTGTATCAGCAATCTTTGAAACATGTTTACCAAGTCCACTAAGAATATTCTTTTCTGGTTTATCACCTTCAACTTGCTCACCCTCTGCCTCTGGTGGAGTAAGATCTGAACCACTTACATCTGGTTGTCCTTTACGAATAGCAAGAGCACTTGCACCTGTAGTATCAGCAGCAACTTTTGCTGCTCCCTCTGCTCCTGCTACAGCAGTTCCTCTCTTTATATCTTCTGCACTAATCTTACCAGTTTTTATTTTAAATCTTCTCTTCCTGTCTTCAGCACTTAGATACTCTCCTTCTTTGTCAACAGCAGTAGTGATATCTTTATATTCATCAGTTTTTTTATGTTCATCTGCTGCAGCAGTTTCTTGCCTATTACGTTCTAATCTTGCTGCTCTTTGTTCTGGAGTTTCTTGAGAACTACCTCTCTTTAAATCTTCTGCCCTAATCCTTGTCTTTCTGAATCCTCTATCTCTATCAAAAGCACCAGGACCATCTAACATCCGAACAGGTCTACCATCAGCAGCATCATTCAATGCATCATAGTAGTTTTCTACTTCCTCAAATTCTTTCTCATCTTTTGATTTTGGTCTTTTAGGATCATCTAAACTATATCCACCATCAGCACCATCTATACCTGCAGCACCACCTAATCCATCGGCACCATCTCTACCTGAAGTACCACTCCAACCATCATCAATATCATCCCAACCATCTTTAATGGTAACTTTCTGTCGAGAACCATCAGTATATCTTCCACCTCTATCACCTTGTTGAAAACCACCAGGACCATCACCTCCTGCTCTATATGTCCGTTTAACTAACTTTGGTTTCTTCTTACCCTTTGGTTTCTTCTGTCCTTCAGGACTATCACCTCCTGCTCTATATGTCCTTCTAACTAACTTTGGTTTCTTCTTATCCTTTTGTTTCTTCCGTGCATCTCCAGTGACTACTTCCTCCAATCCCATCACTCGAAAGAGGAGTGAAGATTGCAAGGACTCCAATCCCATCACTCGACGTAAAGTTTTCCTTTGCATTCCAAAGGACTTACTTAATGTAGAATGTATCTTTGGTAAATCAGTTAACTTTTTCTCAACTTCATGTATTATTTTATGATTTAAATCTACTTTAGCAGACAGCTGCATATGAGGCTCATATCTTCGCCTTAAGTTACCTATTATATTTTTATTGTTACTAGGCATTTTGCTGTTGCTTTAATTTTTCTTCTTCTAGGTGTTGTTGAAGAAGCCCCACATAGATGTCTCGTTCCCAAGGCATCATATTCTCAATCTCTGTCAAACTATATTTATGGTACTGTATCAAAGCAAAATTTAATCTAAAGTAATTCTCCAGACTCATATGAGTCATGGCTACCCGAAAAAAGATGCTAATCCCTCAAGTACTACTTCACTTGTTTTCTTAGTATTAGGATTAGTAATACTAATTGTATGAGATAACTTAGGCATTGTCTCAAAGAATTTCTCAATACCTTTAAATTGAGTAGAATTCATTGACTCAAGAAACTCATTAATCTCTTTCTTAGTACAATCAGCAGCTGCCCATACCTCTTCTTCATTATATATTTTATCAATACAAGATCCAATCAAATCAAAAGATTGCTGCATCGCATTCTTCTCATCAAACTCAAAGTTATTCTTAATAAATTGATCGAGTGAAGGATACTTCAACTCCATCATAATATTATCATCTAGTCGAATTTTATTATCATGCTCATCATTCTTCTGAACTTGTATATCATCCAGATTAATACTAATTGCCACACTTGTTTTTTCATCGTCAGGACATATAACATTTACATCCAACTCTTCTCCAACAGACTTACCACGAATATTGAGGAACAAATATTCAATATCAAAAGTAGGAAGTTTCTCTACTTTAATTCCTTTTGTAAGAACACAACTCTTTAGTACTGCTTTGATAGCATTTGTAATTTGTTTAGTATCCTCACTCTCTAATGCAATAACGAGAACCTTCTCCTCTTTAACAAGGAAAGGTCTATATCTAATTGTCTCTCCAGAAGATGGTATCTCCAACTCATAGGTCGGGGTTGATATTTTTGGTAAAGGCATAATATCCTAATACAATTCAGTGTACTTTATTTATACGCTTTATCTTAACCTATTGTCAACAAATCCTGCAGCATATCCACCTGCTATATCACCTAAAAGATCATCACCAGTTAATGCATCTACACCAGCATTGACTAACCCACCAACAATAGAACCAAATATAGATCCATTTCTTCCAGCTTGTTGCACAGGATTAATTAAAGTAGGTGAAAGTGGATTAGGTACTGAAACTCCAGCAACAGGTTGAGGTAATGAAATAGGATCCACAGCCTTCAACGAATCCACAATCAAATATCTCAAATAAGTCATTGATACAGTACATTTTAATAAAGAAGATGCATCATAAGAAACTGGCATTGAAGTTATCTGAATAGGATATGCTCTAATAAATTCATATTCTATTTGCTGTCTTCTATCCTTTTCAAACTTTCTTATCTTTAATCCCTGATCAGCAACATATGTATCTGGGTAATTTAATTCATAATGATATGCTTTACTTTTTACATCATCTGACGATTCACTATCAGGTTCATTAACAACATACTTTATCCATGATTCAAAAAATTTAATTGGTAAATATTCTTTTGCATCAATAAAAAATGTAAAATCAATTCTATCATCAAAGATTCTTCTATGAGCATATCTTTCAGTAACTCCAACAAAATCATTATTAATTTCCATCGTGGCAAGAGAAGATCCAGGAAGAGATGCCTCCGCACACATTATATTTAACTTATCATTAGTCTTTAAACCTGAACCTGTATTAGGTACAGGAATCTCTACTTCAAAAATAGAAGTAGTTGCAGGTCTGAGTAAATCAGACTTAATCTTAGAAACAGATCTTACTTTTCCTAACTGTGCCATCTATAAATACTATTTGACCTTATATATTATGTATGGCCGAAAGTAAAAAGAGTTTATATAAACCAACAAATCCAAGAAAGTATAAAGGTAATGTTAATAATATTATCTGTCGTAGTTCTTGGGAGACTAAATTCTGTGGGTGGTGTGATTTAAATGAAAGTATTATAGAGTGGGGAAGCGAAGAGTTCTTTATACCCTATAGACATCCTGATGGGAAAGTTCGCAGATATTTTCCAGACTTTATAATCAAAGTAAAAGAAACTACAGGTGAAATTAAAACATATGTTATCGAAGTTAAGCCAATGAAACAAACTAAACCACCCAAGAAAAAGAAAAAAGTTACAAAGTCATACATATATGAATGCACAACCTATGCAACTAATCAAGCAAAATGGACTGCCGCAAATGAGTGGTGCAGAGATAGAAAAATTGAATTTAAAATTATCACAGAAAAAGAATTAGGTATCCATCATGGTAGATAATTTTGGTTTTGATAAAGAAGGAATGGAGGAGGATAATCGTATTAGAGAGTATTTGAGTGACTTGAATGATAGGACTAACGATCCAGAAGAAATGATGTTAGAAATCATGGAAGCATTAAATAATACTGTTACGCCTATACCTGAAGTAGGAAATTTTTATACCTTTGTTTATAATGCAAAGACTCCAGGTGAATCATATGATCAACATCCTTTGATTGCATGTACTTCATTAGAGAGATGGGGATTCAAAGGTCTTAACTTTCATTGGAGAAAATCTAGAAATTATACATGGAATGAACTAGCAGGTCAACTTTATATTGTTCAACCCAATGAACTTGATGACTTACTTGCAATTCCTTATGCTAAATATATACTAAATCCCCGCTAAATAGTTCAATAAAATATAAGTTGGATGTCTACACCAGCACTAATCACACCAAAAATTTACGGGACTTCCCAAGTTAAAGATCAATTTAAAGCAGGATCTTTACCAGGAAAGTACTATACAGAAACAAATTCTGTTACAGGAGAAATAACTGTTAAAAGAAAAGGTACTGTAAGTGGTAGTAGTGGAGGAACACTTGGTGTAGATATGTTGACAGAAACAAATATCGGTACAATAGACCCCAAAACTAAAAAATTTACAAGTTCAGGTGAAGGAACAGCATCAGAAAATACATATTTCAATTCATCACAAGGAACTACTGATGCTAGACAATCAGCACAAACTATAACAACAAGGTCAAAGGCAGAACTAGAAAATATAAGTTATAGACAAGCAGTAGAGGAGACACAAGAATTATTTGGAACAAATAAATCTGCTACAGAAGAAGCAGCAGGTGAAGCATCAAACACTGCAGGAGAAAGTAGTGCAGACACTGATGGATCTGATGATGGAGCAATCAATACATCATTAATCTCAGGAAAGGCTAAAGGTGGTACTAGAAAATCTTATCCTGGTGCAAATGGTAGTGCACCACTAGTATTTCCAGAAGGTTTGAGTAGTTCTGAGCAAGATGTTATTAAATTTAACATGTTGGAATATGTTCCAAAAGGTGTTACCAATAGTAATAATTCATTTGGAGGAGCAGATAGAGCAGGAATGAATAGAAAAATTGTTGGTAGTATTGTACTACCAATACCAGCAGGAATTGCTGATCAGAATAATGTAGATTGGGGTCCAAACTCAATGGGTGTGGCACAGATGGCAGCTATGGGAATTGCTGACGACTTACTAGGAGAACAACAGAAAGATGGTGGTGCAATTAATGACACAATCGATGCTCTATCAAGCAACAGTGATGCAGTTAAAGAGGCACTTAGAAAATCATTGGCTGCAGCAGCAACAGGTGGTAATCCCAATGCACTTCTATCAAGAACAACAGGCAATGTATTAAATCCAAATATGGAATTACTATTCAATGCACCTGCCTTGAGACCATTTAATTTTACTTTCCAACTATCCCCAAGAAATAGTAGAGAAGCTAGCAATATTGTTAAAGTTATTAGATTCTTTAAACAAGGTATGGCACCTGTAAGAACCGAATCTAATTTATTTCTTAAGTCACCAAATACATTCCAAATGCAATACTTACGTAAAAATAAAAATGAACATCGATTCTTAAATAAATTTAAAGAGTGTGCATTACAATCATTCGGGGTTCAATACACACCCAATAATAACTATTCTGTATATAAAGATGGTTCAATGCAACAATACTCAATACAAATGACATTTACAGAACTTGAACCAGTATTTAATGATGAATATCCAGATGATGGCGACTCCTCAATAGGTTTCTAAAATGTCAGAGTATTTCCAAAACGTTCCAGACTTTGATTACGTCAATAGACTTCCTAATTCAGGAATATCTGACTATATTAAAGTAAAAAATCTTTTCAAGAAAGGATATCTTAGAGAAGATATCTTTCAAGACACCACTGTCTTTACAAAATATGAAATCAAAGGTAATGACAGACCAGATAATGTTGCATTCGATTTCTATAATGATTCCTCATTAGACTGGTTAGTTCTTCAGTGTAATAATATTATTAACATACAATCTGAATGGCCTATGACACAACAAAATTTTGATAGGTATCTCTTAGACAAATATAGCAACTTCCCATCCCCATATACATCTGCATATGATTGGTTATATAATGGAGCTCATCATTATGAAACTAAAGAAGTAAAAAACAGTACAGGTGCAGTAATAGTTCCTGCAGGTCTTCGTGTTGCGGCTGGTATAGGAGTAACATTCTATGATTATTTTGTAAATGGTATAACAAAAGCAGAAAAAATTACCACTAAAATAAGCAACTACGAATACGAATCAGAAATAGAAGATAAAAAAAGAAATATATTTCTACTCAAACAAAGATATCTTAACGTAGTAAGAGATGATATGGAAGAAATTATGACATATAAAAAAGGTTCCAGTCAGTATGTGAATGGAACCCTTAAACGAGGAGAAAATATTAAACTTTACTCTTAGTTATTCATCAGCAAGTTGTTGAAAATAACTTAGTGCATCATCTTCATCTGATGATTTAGATGCTACAGGAGCAGCAGCTACTGGTTCTTTACGAGCACCAAAGTCTGGTGCATAAGAACCACGATTATTATCCTCATTAGATACCTCCTCATCAAAACGACGAGTAGGTTGCTTATGTCCTAGAACATAATCCAAACGCTTCTTCAGGTCATCATATGACTTGAATTGGTCTGGTGCAGTAACAGCAGCAAGTGAATACTGCTTCTTCCACAATGCTTCAAGTGCATCATCATCTTCTAAGAGAGGAGATACTACATCGAACTCTGACTTATCATAGTTCCAGTAACCATCCTTCTTCACAATCTTCAACTTGAAGTTAGCACCTTGCCAGAAGTCA